CCATGTGTCTGTAGTAATCTCTGACCACCTTAATTGTTTAAAGCGTTCCCAGCGATTGAATAAAGCATACACATTTACAATCATGTTCGCAGGCGCTCTCTTTCTTATCAGGTCGGCCACTACACTAATCATGAGGATTGATACAAGCTTTACACCGCAATCAATCAAATATTTTGAGTTATCAACTTTTAATTTATAGTTATCCGCACCGCATACAACCTTTAAAACTTCATCAAGTTTATTGATTGTGTACGGTAAATCGGACACATGATAACCCCTTATGCGGTTGACTCTATCCTCTAAGCCGTCGGCCGGATTTACTACTATATGCAGCAGCTCTTCCCACTGTGTGCACTCACTTTCGTCCATAGTGGCCAAAATCCTGTTAAGCTCTTCTCTTTGCAAAGATGCCCACGCAAGTCTTAAGTACTTATCATAAGTCTTTGCAATCTTCTTAAACTCCTCTATCTCTGCTATGTGAAGCGGTAGATATTGAAGTGTATCAGCCTCTATCATGTCAGTACCACCTCGCCCATTTTTGGAATTTCATCGCTTCGCAAAGCCAAATTATTACCGTTGTTATTAAGCTTTGTATTATTCACATCAAGTACGCCCTTGACTTCAAGGATTGCCGACTCAAGTCTTGAGATGTATACGATTGCCTCAGTATGCTCGTCGCCTTCTTTCCATGCTTCTGCTATACCTCTCAGATAGCCTTGTATCTTTGCCTTGATATTTTCGGCCAAATTTGCACTTGAGTAGCCCGATGCGTATGTAATTTGAGTACTTACCGCAACGATAACCTCTTTTACTGACTCAATAGTAAGGCCATGCCCTATCGGTACCCAACCATATCCGCTTCCCTTCGCGGGTACGGCCTCCGCTCTTATTTGACCTATAAGATAGTCACTGACTGCAGTATAATCTGAAGAAATCAGTACAGCCTTTACCGTGCCCGCACCATTCCAAGTCGGGTATATCTTTGAACCTCCTATGCCTTGTATGCTTGCAAACCTTTCCTTATATGCTGCGATATTGCCTGCAAAGCTTTGAGATGTGAAGCTTTCAATATATCTTTTATACAAAGACTCTTTGCTTTCATCATCATCACCTGTAACAAGTAGCTCTGTCACCTTTGCACTCTCAAGTCCTTCTGTAAAGTCAATCGGTATAAGGTCGCCTCTCAAGTCGTTCGGACCTGCTCCCGTCTCTTCCACAATCATCTTATATTGATGCAAGCTATCATTTATAACCTCGACAGCTCTGTAGTTGTATCCCTTCAGACTGTATCTGCTGCCGATTGGCACAGCTACATTGAATTCAGCTTTTACATAAGCATTAGTGGCCTCTTTCCTGACTATACCTCTGTCAAGTGCAATCATCTCAAGATGCTCAAGATCTGCTGTGCCAGCGTGGCTTTGCTCTATGATATAGTCAAGCTGTATGTACAACTTTTCAATCTCATAAGCCAAGGCGGATAAGGCATTATGTACAAGACTGCCTTCTACCTTTATGACCTCATCGCCTATGTCGTTTTTAGTATCTGCTAAGATGCTTTTATAAGTCTTATCTTCGTACACTCTCATCCACCTCCAAACTTCCAAATTTTGTCACTACTCTGAACTTTATATTTAAAGCATCGGAATTTCTTACAACTTCAAAATCTTCTATACTTTCGATATATTCATTCATAAGAAGCGCGTCAGTCACTTCGCTTTCGCAATCTGTATTTATGTACTCATCACTAAGCACATGACCGATATATTGCTCAAAAGATGTGCCATAATCTGCAGAGTATATAGCGTGTCTGAACCTTTCAGTATGTAGACATAACCACACCCATACCTTTATAGCCTCAAGACCTTCGACCATCTTGCCCGTGAGTTGTCCCGTCGTGAAGTCTATGCCATATTCACGCGGTACTTCTATGACCTTGTTTTCTTCGCTTTCCGCTATATCTATATTGCTAAGTTCTTCTAAGAATGAAGGTAGGATACTCATAGTTTCACCATCTTTCCAAGTACAAGGTAAAGACTTGATGTGTAGTCAGTCGGGTCGCTTCCTTTTACCTTTATCACCGCCACTTTGTCGCCTGCTTTAAGCGGATTTATATATGTGCTTTTGTCTATCAAAGCACCACCTTCAGGACACTGACCTGCCACAGTGCTTGCAAGCTTTATGGTCAAAGACTCATCAAAAAGAAGGTCTTCAGATGTAAGTATAAGGTCGCCGATTTTACAAGAGTTTTCGCTTATCATCTCTGCAAGCTGTATGCCTGCCGAAAGGTCGCCCTCATCTCTTTCTAAAAAAGCATCAGTCCAACTCATATCATCCACCTCCTTTCCTTGCTCTTGACTCTGCCACAGCTTTTCCTATAACTGCAATCTTTTCTTGCCTCTTCTTTTCGCCTCTCTTCATGTCCTCACCCTTCTTTTTGCTCTTTTCTTTTGTAGCCTTCTTTTCTTTTTGTTGTGTGCCACTCTTGGTCTGAGCCTTCAAGGCCTTCTTCTCTTTCTTCTTTTCTTCTCTCTTTTCTTTCTTGAGTTCCTCTTTTCTCTTCTCTTCAGCCTCATCCTTTGCACTTTTAGTATCCATCAAACTGTCAAATTTAAGCTCAAGCTCCATTTTATGTGTGCCGTTTTCAAATGTGTGAGTATCTGAAGATATCCAGTACTTGCCCGAAAGCCCTGTGGCCGTATCCTTGACCTCCGCAAAGTAGCAAGACAAGCAATTTATATCGCCCAAAGCCGATATTTTTATAGATTGAGAAGGCTTTATCTTTAAAAGATTATTTGCTCCTGTCGCTGGATCCACGCCATCCTCTTTTGAGTATATCTCTTGAAATACTCCGAACTTCTTTAAACTTTCATCATCCTTTACTTCTCCGATTTGCTTGCCCTTGTCATCAAATATAAGAATTTTATTTTTAATTTCGTTCATGCTCTCGGATATGCTACTTGCAAAAACGTTTGAATTTTCAGAAAGTGTAAAACCTTTCACAGCCCATTCGGTCTTATATACTCCAAGTCCGCGCTTATATATCATCGCAAAGTACTTATCGCCCGTGATGCGATGTGCTCTTGTATATGCAGCCATCACAATATCGTACATCTTCATCTTGTCGCATATCATACTTGAGATGTTGACGCCCGTAGGATGCAGGTGTCTTATCGGCACTTGTATATCTGCACATACTTGAGCCACTATCGCCTCGGCTGTGAGATTTTTAAAGTTATACTGACCCGTACTTTCAAGTAGATGTTTCATCATGTCATAAGCTGTAAAAGATATCGTGCCTGTTTGACTTGATTTTTCTATGCCAAAAATCTGGCCAAAAAAGACTTCACCTTCCTTCGCATCCTCAAGTGATATATAGTCGCCAGTTGAAATATTTGGAAGGCTTACGGTATTATCGTAAGGCGCATTTATATAGTCAAAATCTACACTTCTTGCCGCCTCACTTGCCGAACCTTTCCATACTATCCTAGATACTGCGTTCGTGATGTTATATATGACTCCCGTATTTTTTATAAGATTTATCTTCATGCATCACCTCACGGAATTACTAAGACTGTGCCGTCTCTTATTAAGTTGGGATTGCTACCGATAATACCTTTATTTTGCTCATACAAAGCGTGCCAGTCTGAAGAACCTGTAAGCTTCCTTGCGATTGAACTTAAGCAATCGCCGCGCTTTACTGTATAAGTCTTCGGTTTTTCTCTTGTATCTTCTCTTTTTGTAGCATCCTTTGACGCTGCATCACCTGCAGCCTGTGAAGCATCTCCACCCGTGGCACCCGATTCGGCCACCACACTTGACTGACTTATAGCTATCTTTCTATGCTCTTTTAAAGTTATAGAAAAGCTTACATCTCCCGTGCCGTCATCTTCGCCCCACTCAAAAGAAGTTACCCTACAGGGAAAGTTTACGGGCGTTCTAGTGATTATTATTTTCGTCGGACCGCCTGACATTATTCTTTCTATCTGCTTGACGTACTGCATAGGATTTTTGATTCTCCTAAATTCACAGTATCCTGAGTTATATCTTTTTGGAAAAAAAGAAGAGAAGGAGACTGTTCGCAGTCCCCTCATTCCGCCAAGGTCTGCCTCCCCCAAAGCATTTATATTTACAGTCTCCACTCCCCTGCTTCCTTGGATTTTATATTCTGAAGGAAGTACAGGGAAGCGTATCGGGCTGCTGCCTTTAAGCCATATTTGCATTAAAGCTCATACCTCCTCTATTGCCTTTAGACGCTATAATTTTTCTTGCTATAGCGTCGCCTATCTTCTCAATATCTGCATCTTCACGAACAATAATTTGGTCGGCAAGCTTTGGAATGTTTAAAACCGTACCGCCTGTACCCTTTGCCATTCTGACACTCTCATCGTGCGGATAAATTCTTGTACCATGTGGCAAGTCGATAATCTCTCCGCCTTTTTCGCTTACTTGAACAAGTCCGCCCATCCAGTTAAGATCGCCTGTGGCTTTTGCAGGTATTGTTGTTACCTTTGGCATTTTACTCTCGCCACCTGAAAT